CGCCGCCGCCGCGAATATTTCCTTGCCGGACAGTTGCCGGAAATACGCCCACACATTCAGGGCAAGGGGTTCAGTTACCTTTGTCGTGTAGCCGTTCCCGTTGGGGAGGTAACGTTCGATATAAATATTGATTTTCTTGTCTTTCAGCTTCATAGCGGTTCCCCCTTATATCGCCGTCGTGTATTCCGTGTAGTGCTCATACAGTCCCACATAGCAGTCAAGCAGCGCCGCCGTGCCGTCTATGCGCTGTTTGGGCGATTGGTTCTTGATGGGTACAATGTTGCCGTTGCGGTCGGTCTGTACGCCCGTATTGGTCAGACACCATTTCAGCACGGGATTATTGTTGTATATGACTTTGTGGGCTTGCAGGTCTGCCCCTAACATCTGCATGGGCAGGGACAGCGTTTTCGCGCCCTGTATGCAGCGAACCATATTGAACCCCTGCATCTGCATTTCTTCCACGAAATAGCGGGCGGAATAGCTGTCATAGTAAACCCACGCCGGGAACAGGTCGTATTGCTTTACGGTTTCCACAAACCATTGTGTTACGTCGCTGTAGTTGATGCTGTTCCCCGCGCACAGCCGTAACAAGCCCCGGTCAAACCATTTGTCATAGGGTATTTTGTCCTGCTGCACGCGCTCTTGCAGTCGGTCGGCGGGTAGCCAGTACATTTGAACGATATACTTTCTATCGTCCCCGCGCTTCATGAACAGCAGGCTTGCACAGGTCAGGTCGGTTGTTATGGACAGGTCAACGCCGCCGATGCAGTACGCGCCCCGGAACTGTTCAAGGTCAAAGGTTTGTTCGTTGTTGATGTCGTCAAAGGAAAGCCACGCCGTTTTCACGGTTTCCCGGACGTTGAATTCCTTGCACAGCACGCCGGACAGTTCGTTCCTGTTCTGCTTTGCCCGCTCCACTTTCGCCGTCAGGTCATCCGGCTTCTTGATAGCCCCTAACGCCGGGTTTGCCTTTATCCATGCCGCCGGGTCTGTCCATTCGCTGCGGTCGTCCAGTTCGTACAGGATGGGCAGGAAATGGAGATCAGCAATCACCCCGTCTGCCACGTTTGCGGCATAGGTATACATATCATCAAAGATGCATTCACGGACGGTTCCGGCGGTTGTTATCATTATCATCAGCGGTTGCCGCCGCGCTGATTGGCTCTGCCGCATGACTTCATAAAGGTTCCTGTCCTTCACGCCGTGCAGTTCGTCCATAATGACAAATGAAGCGTTCAGACCGTCCAGCGTGTCAGAATTGCGGGCAAGGGGCTGAAACTTTGACATGGCGGGTTCATAGTATAAATCGCTCTTACGCTTGCGGAAATGCCTTGCTAGCGCTGGGGACTGCTTTATCATGTTATGAGCTTCATCGAACAGCAAACGCGCCTGCGCGTATTTGGTCGCCGTGCTGTATACCTCCGCGCCGCCCTCGCCGTCGCTGGTCAGCATATACAGGGCAAGCCCTGCAAGCAGGGTGGATTTACCGTTTTTACGTCCCACAAGGAAAAAGCTTTCTCTGTACTGCCTGCACCCGGTGTCACGGTCTATAAAACCGTACAGGGCTTGAATATATGCCTTCTGAAACAGTTCAAGGGAAATGCTCTGTCCTGCCCACTCGCCTTTAGAATGCTTGCAGAATCGCTCTATAAAGGCAATGGGGCGGCTTGCCCGGGCTTCATCAAAGATGTATTGCCCGGACGTGTCGGCGGTCGCCGCCGCAAGGCGGGCGTAGACCTGCTTTACCCGCCTTGAAGCGACGATTTCCCCGGACTGTATCAGGCTGTTATAGGCCGTGATATAGTTCATACTCTGTCACGCTCCGTTGAACGCCGCCAGTTCGTCCACATCTGCGCCCGTCTGCTTTTTCAGTTCCGCGCACAGCTTCAAATACTGTTTCTGCATAGGCAGGTATACCCGGCACAGGCGGGCGTATGCTTCGGTATCGTTCTGCTTGCGGGTATCCGCAATTTCACCCTGCAAATAGGCCAGTTCGTCATACAGGAAACTGATTTCCTGCTGCAGTTCGTTTTCATAGACTTCATTCATAATCGTTTGTTCCTTTCTGAACGATATTGCCGTTCACGTCGAAGGACAGTCCTGCCGCCGTTGCACCGCCGCGTCCAAAATGTTCCGCGTTATGGCAGTCGCGGCAAAGGGCTTCAAGGTTATCAGGGTTAAGGGATATTGCCGGGTCATGCAGGTTTTCAGCGGTCAGATACCACCTGTGATGGGCAATTTCAGCAGGCTTGCCGCAACGTTCGCAAATATAGTTCCGGGACAGCAGAAACGCCCTTGAAAGCCGTTTCCATGCCGTGCTGTGATAGAACTCCGTTTGTGTCATGCCTTGCCACGCTCCGCTGATAATGCTTTCAGCAGGCAGTCTATTACCCGCTGTAATTTGTCTGTGTCCGCATTTTCGCCGAAATACCACAGTTGCAGCAGGAACCGCCCCGCCGTCATGGCGACGGGCGAATAGTTGCCGTTGACGGCGCTGTAGCCTGTAGTCGCTTCAAGAAACGGCGGGATTGCGTCAATCATGGGTTCAATGATTGCGTCGTTGTCGCTGCCGTCTATCCGTAGAATGTCGCGGGCTTCTTGGATAGTGAACATTCGCTTTCACCTGCCCTTTCCGGGAAGTGTCAGGGCGGGGATTAACCCGCCTTGACTTCCACCTTGACGAACGCGCCGGGGACAATGGGCTTGCCGTCCGCAATGCACAATGCCCTGTAGTCAATCAGGCCGGACGTGAATCCGCTTTCCCGCGATACTTCCACGGCGACACCCTGCGGGACGTTCACGCCGTAATAGCGGAAATTGCCGAACAGAATCGTTCCGGCGGGAATATTGTCGTCCAGCACGATTTCAAAACCGAACAGACGGCGCACGCCGCCGCGCTCCGGGTCGGTGAAGAAATAGCGCTCGTTCCCGTCTTTTAGGGGGTACACGCTGCCGAACAGGGTCGCCGTGGACATAGCGAACTTTGCCCCGGCGGCATATCCGGCGGGCAACAGGGCGATTGCCGCAAGCAGGTTGTCGGCGGTCAGGGCGGCAGTCTGAATGCGATTCTTGTTCGTCCACGTCACGCCGGACAAAATACCCATGGGCTGCCCTTCACCCGTGCCGGAAACAATCGCCACTCCGATGGCATCCGCAACGGCGGCTTTCAGTTCGTCGGTAATATACCGCTCAAAGGCGGAAATATCCATGCGGCGGACGGACGCGGACAGGGAAAGCACCTTGATAAGCTCCCGCCCGGTGAAGGTCACGGCGGCGGTCATTACGTCCTTACGTTCCACGGCTGCGCCCTCGGTGTGCCAGCTTGCCGCGTCGCCGGGGGTTCCCACGGGAACGGACAGATTGTTCGGGACGGCGAACAGGCGGACTTCATTGAACAGCCCGTTCACACCCCGCGCCTGCTTCACAATCTCATTCAGGGTTGTGGTAGGCACAACGGCGGCGGAACTGGAAAGCGTGTTGAACGCGTCCGCCCGCTTCTCCGCCTGCGCGGCGGCAAAGGCGCGATTCTCTGCGTCCGTCAGTTCCTTGCCCATAAGGGACTTATAGAACGCCGTGCGATATTCCGGGGCGTTATGGGTGTCGGTCTGGGCGATCTGATTGGCTTCAAGGGTTGCCGTGATGGGGTTGAACATGGCTTTTTCCTCCTCCTGCGCTTTCCGCGCTGTTACATGGGTCTGGGTGTATGCGGCATAGTTTACGATACTGATTTCATAAACTTTGCTGATTTGGGTAATTGTGCGGGTCTGGGTCTGTTCGTCATAGTCCGCTGTGCCGATGTCAAAGGCAAAGGACATTTCGGACAGATCGCCGCGCCGGACGGCTTCATATACCGCCCGTGCCTGCTCTGTGTCAGGCAGGCTTGCCCGCATTTCAAGCCCCTTTTCAGTGACGGTCAGGGAAAGGGTTTTCGGGCTTCTCGCAAGCGGAATGCCGCTGCCGTCATGATTGGTTATCAGCACAATGCCGTCAAGATCAACACCCCGCAATGCGTCAGGGTGTATGATCTCAGTCATAGCGCCGATTTGGGCGGGCGGATTGAATACTACCGCGATACCCTCTAACGTGCGGTTGTCAGTCGCCCGGACTTCAAGGCTCCGTGTTTCCATTCGCTGATACCTCGCTTTCTTCAAGTTGGTATGCGTCCGCCTTGTCGGCAGAAACATAGTTCAGGGATTGCAAACGCCTGTCCCCGTCTTTGACAGGCGGTAATGCCAGCAGTTTACGGGCTTCATTCACGGTGATAAGCCCTAACGGCGCGGCTTCATGCAGCAGCTTGATTTTCGTTACCGCACTGGAAAACTCCATGCGTTCCGCCGTGAACGTAATTTCCGCCCCGGTTTTCAAGCGGAATTCCTGCGCCAGTTGCAGCGCAAACGGCTCCACAATGCTTTCATAAAACGCGCTGAATTCGTTTTCGGTATAGGTTCCGTTCACGATGGACGCGCCCACTCCCAAATAGTCTGTTATCTGCCGGGTGATGGTTTCAAACTGTTCTTTGGGCACGCTGTAGGGCGTGATATTGGCAGGTACAAAGTCGAACCGCTGGTCGGTCGCCGCAATGCCGCCGTTGTTGCCGGGGTTGAAGTAGTCGGAAACGAACTGTTCCTTTTCCGCTTTCACCTGCGCCGGATTGACAAGGGAAGTAAATTTCAGCACGCCCCGGATGGACGTTCCGTTCTTCACGCTTGCCGAAATGCCCTGATTGAGCGTGTCCGCCGTGTCCAGCAGGGCGTAAAGCGGCGCGTTGCTGTCCCCTGTCAGGTCATTAATCAGAAAATGCCGCCGCAGATGGATAATGTCAGCATACGGGAAAGTTATCTGCCGCCCGTCCGGGAACGTGCATTCAAGGTATAACGCGCCGTCGCTGCCGGGTCTGAATTCCACGCTTGAAGGGTTCAGGGGGTAGATTGCCGTGATACCTTGGGCAGAATTCTGCCCCGGGTCAGTTTCAGCCGAATTTGACATAAGCTGGGGTTCTCTGCGCTGCAACAGCATGAACGCGTTGTTATGGGTGAAATAGGCCGCCGCCGTCTTATACAACAGGTCATAGGCGGACATATAGGCGTTAGGGCCTTGCGTCAGCAGGGTTTCAAACCTGTTGTCCGCGCTGTGCGCCTGTAGCTTTGCCGTGTGCCGTGCGATTGCGTCAACCGCCGCCCGGAACGCCGCTGAATTGTAGCCCGTGCCGGAAAAGCTGTTGAACGTGCTGTTGATCTCTATGAACGTCTGGGGCTTTCCCTGCGCCGTCTGCCTGCCGAACAGTTTGGATAAAATGCTCATTGGTGTGCCTCCTTCCTGCCGCTGTCACCCTGTGGCCATGTGGGCCACGGGGTAGGTTGGGCGGTCGTTTGAGGTGGGCATTTGACCACCTCAAAATTTTCGATGGTGAAAACTCGTTTTCCCCTTTGGGGGAAAAGTGAACTCCGCCGCCGGTCATGGGGGCGTGCGTTTTTTTCGGCTTGCCGGGGGGGATGACGATGAATGACGACCATTTACAAACTTCTCTATGTGGGACAGCTTTTTTCAACTTTTAAAAGTTTTGTATTTCATCGTCATTGGTCGTCATATCCTTTGCCCCGCAAGGCTTTTACCCGGTCAGCGGCGGATTGCTCCATGGTGTAGGCTCGTCCACTTCCATGAACTCCGATACCACGCGCAAGCCGTATACAATCGCGCCCGTCATGGTTTTACGTGTGTCATAGCCCGCCATAGCAAGCCCCTGTTTGAAGTCTGCAAGGCTCCGCCTGTAGTCGCCCGTCGCGTCGCAATACACCTTATAGCGCGTGTACAGTTCGCCGGATTTCTGCGTATACCGCGGGTCAATCTCGCAACATTCCGCAAGGAAGTTTTCAAGCCAGTCATTGTTAGCCCTGTACTGTGTGATGGCCTGCTTCACGCATTCCGGCATTTCAATGTTGTAGTCGTTGGCAATGAACCGCTGTGCGCCCTGTATAATCCACGTCAGCACAGCGCCGCCGCAATGGTCAAATAGGTAGTCGGCATAATTCTTGATTTCACCCTTCATGCCCCGGAAATTGGCCTTGAAGGGAACGGCAATGATTCTGTCCCACGTCCCTTTATCGTTCGTGCCGATTTTGGGCAAGTGGTTTGTGTACAGTATCACGGTGTGCGACGGAACGAACGTGAAAGGGTCTTTGTATTTCTTCTCCGCCAAAATCGGGTCAGTAGAACACAGTTTCTTCACGATGGCGGTATCAAGGCGCATACCTTCTTCAAGTTCTGCGGCGATGATTAACCGCTTGCCGCGCAATTCTGCGTATTCAGGGGACTTGTTTTTCCTGCAATTCGCGGTCAGCGTTTCAGCGGACAGCGCCCCGGAATAATCGCCCAACACACGCGCCAGCAGGTTAAACAGGGTTGATTTTCCGTTGCCGCCCTCGCCATAGGCGATTATCAGGTTTTCGCGCAATACGCGCCCCACGGCGCACATTCCGGCGACTTCTTGCAAATACCGCGCAAGCTGTTTATCGCCCATGGTCACGCGCTCCATGAACGCCGCGAATATGTCAGCGTTTACCGTGTCCGGCGCAACGGTTGTTATCTTTGTGCAGAAATCGGCGGGGTCATGGGGTTTTACTTCACCTGTGCGCAAGTCTACCGTGCCGCCCGGTGTATTCAGCAAATAGCCGTCCCTGTCAAGCTGGGCAACTTCAGTTTCCACTTTAGGCCGAGTTTCAGTCAGGCAGGCTTTTACCTTGTCAGACTTGCGCCGTCCCAACACATAGCCCCTGTAGTTTTCCTGTAATGCAAGGCGCTTTTTCGCGTCGTCTATCTCGTCGTTGTCGCCACGTTCAACAGCAGCATTCAAAGCATCCTGCGCACGACGGACGCGCAGGCGAGCTTCTTCAAGCTGTTTGTCGGTCAATTCCTGTGAAAGCCCCTGCGCCTTGATTTCACTTTCCTGCCATACCTGTCCGTTGTAGACAATGAACTTTGTTGCCGGGGTATACTTCACGCGTTCGCCGTAAACCTTTGTGAAGATAGTTGCCTGCCCTACGTCGGTGTAGTCCATAGGTTCATAGCTTTCCGCAAAGTTCTGTGCCATATATTCCGCCGGGGGCAGATATTCCGGGTTTGTCGCTATGCTGCGCTGATAGTAGGCGCAAGCGTCCCGCCATATCTTTTCTATTTCATCGTCGGGTTTAGGTTCTGCGCATTGCGCCACACGCTGCATAAACGCATCATGCGCCTGTTCCGTTATGCCGTATTTGGTCAGCACGGTAGACGCAAAGCTTACAAGGGTTGCGTGCCGCTGCCCGGTGGGAATAGTCTGCCCAAACTGTGAACCGACTGTTTTCGCCGCCTTTGGCGCTTTCCGGGGCGGTTCGTCTTTGTCGGGCATATGATACCTGCCCGCAAGCGTCAACAGGTCAGCTTTCCGGCATACGGCTTCATAGTCGGTAAACCCTTCAATTATGCCTTTGTCGGTTCCAAAATACATTCTGTCAGCGTTCGCCGTGCCGTAGTCCGATTGCGGGGACAGGGCGATTAACGCGCCCTGTATCGCATCGCGCTCCGCCCGGTCGGTAATGGCTTCATCACATACGACGGCGAACCGAAAACGTTTCTGCTGCGCCGTGCTGTGATAGCTTTCATACATGAACACGGGTTTCAGATTGAATGCCGCCAGCAATTCCGCGACATGCTCCGGGGTTTCCTGCGGGGCATCCGCGCTTTCGTTGTCAATATCGGACATGAAAAGGGTCTGTTGCGTAAAATCGTCGTCGGACGTTCCCTTGTAGCCTTTTGCCTTTGTCGAG